ACGGTAAGTGCTGAGGCCTTGAATTTCACGGATCAAGAGAGCTTGGTCAATGGCTTGAATATCATTTCCCCGAATGCGTTCATTTAAATGTTGTTCTACTTCTTCAGCTATATTGTTTAAATCTACTCTTGTCAAATCGGCTGGTCTTATGTTCCTATCAACACACATCTCTTTGACTTTACGTCGTTTCATTAACTCCCTAGTTAGATGTATGTAAACAGCATTTGTGGCTGCGTGCTGTTGTCTAGCTAATCTATCGCGTTCCTGCTCTTGGCCACGTCTTAATTGTTCATTTGCTCTTCTAATTGCTCTTTGCTCGGCGGAGTAATAATGGAGCCAGGCACGGTATCGCTGACGGGCATGCCCAGTGATGTAATTCACAAACCGGAGCCAGCGGCGATAGAGAAAATTAGAGATGATCTGAGTAGCTAGCATGAATACGATCATATAAAAGAGAATAAAAAGAAGACTTGTGCCGTTGGAAATTAATATACTAAGAAATGATGCTTTTGCTTTAGGAGAATTTAAAGCTCCAATAGAGGGTTCAGAAATGTCAGTGGAATCATCATCATCGTAATCGTCTGAATTATCAGAGTTTTCCTCGCGTTTTATTTCCTGATGATATTCATAGAGAGGAGGCTCATAATTTGGGGTAATTCGATTTAAAATTTGGTTGAGTTTCTCAAGGCAAACATCACTAACAAAATCAACAATGGATGACAAAGTAGCAAGGACGCGTTCTTTGAGTGTAAGTGTACTATTTCTGGTTAAACGAGTATCAAAATTCCACACAAAATCTGTTGCCGATCTAATGTTCTCTGAAGTAAGTTCAAAGGACGAATGGATCGCACGAACAAAACCGAATACTTTGTTGATGTGTGTTGGATTGGCGTGTATAGTAGTCAAGTTGTCTCCTGTAAGTAAGAAGTCGATAATTGTGGATTGAACGGCAGGATCGAGAGGTTCATGAGAATTAATTAGCGGTGTCAAAGGATTAGAAAGATATGGTGTATTTTTGTGATGTGTTGTTTTAAGGTCTGATGTTGTTAAAATAAATGTTTGTGGGCCGATGTTGAAACTGGAATGTATATTGTGGCAATATGGAATTATGGTACTTAATGGTCTGTTAGTGCGTAAGGCAGTAAACATTGTAAATCCATGGTAACTGACAGTTACAAAATTGGTGTGTTGTACCAAGGAAACCTCACCTATTTGTTGTATGGGACGCTGCATGTAAGTATAAACCATAAAACGTTGGATTCGCTTCTGGAAACCAGAAACATGACGAGAGCCAAGTAAGCCATACATGTTTGGTGGTAACTTCAATGACTCCATGACATCATCATCATCTTCTGTTGTTGCATTAGACACAGACATTGCATCATCTCTCAATATGCGAACTGGACGAGGATTTTGTGCTGTTGTTTCTTTCGTTTCTTCTTTTGTTTCCTGTTCTTGTTTTCTGTCATTTATTATGGCCCTAGATATCTCACGTAATTGATTAACTGTTGCTGTAGC